TACAATTTTTGTTTCACTAGCTTTTGCCTTGTAGTTAAACCAATCATCTGCACCTTGTGCGTGTTGGTATAGTTCATAGAAGTTATTGTTCATTCCTGCTGGTGTACCAATAAACACACAATAACCTTTTCTGTCTGATAGTGCTGGTCTAATTATTTCTGGAAACAACTTACTGTTTACATTTGCGTACTCATCTATAACACAACCATCAAGGTATATACCTCTCAAGCCATCAGAGTTTTCTGAACCTAGTAAAGTTATTCTGCTGCCATTAGGTAGATCAACTCTTAGTTCTGTTTCGTTAAATTTTGTATAAGGTATCTTTGCTGTAAATTGTTTCATATAATCCCAAGCAATACTTTTGGCTTGTTTGAACGTGGGAGCTATGTATGCGTATCTAGGGTTCTTGTTTTTGGACAACAATGCTGACCTAATTAAATGGTTGATCATACATACTGTTTTGCCAAACCTTCTATGACAAACTAATACATTCCATCTATTATCTGATATTTTTTTGTGTAAGTATGCTTGATGCTTTCTAGGGGTGTATGGTATTTTAATATCCATATTTAGTGTATTTTTTTACTAGGCATACTATCTAAAGGTTCAAAGTCAAAGCCAACACATAGCATAACATAGTTAATAAACAGAGTTGATGCTAGTTCATTAGGAAAACCAACAAACCTTATAATAACATCATTGTTATCTTTATCAACATAAGCAACTGATTCTACATCATCTAACCCAAAATAATCCATATACTATATCTAGTTTATTTGTGGTGGTCTGGCAATAAGCGAATGTGTGTGTGGATAAGGGAGTCCTCGAGTCCCATGTATATATATGTATAGTGTGGCGATCTGTTTTTGGGGATATAGGGGTCAATCAATGTCAAAAAAGTAGGTTGTAGCTCTATATATTAACCGTTTCGGTGTATCGATAAGAAAAGATTATCACTTGTTATGTTATTTTATCAAGTAATATAGATAGGTCAGTAATGTTGACCGATATTTTATGGGAAGGGATCGCAGCTGCGATATATAATAGAATAGCAACTTTAATTAATTATATTCCAGGTCCTCTATTCCAGGATCACACAAAAAAAAACGCCAATAAAATTAATTACTGGCGTTTAATTTGTTTATTATTATTCAATTAAACTTTGATTGTACTTTTTTTCTCCATTCAATAGCACCAGATTTTTCTTTAATTGGTGTAAGGTAATTAAATACATTTTTTTTCATATCATAATAATAAGGATGTACTGTCTCATCCATTATTTTGATAAATACTTCTTTGTTTAAATAGTCATATCTAATTAAACCAATTACAGCTATTACTTGATCCTTATATTTACATGCAGAATATATTGCGTATTCTTTGCCTTCAACATGCTCAACATTAAAGTCAATAATTGGTAATGACATATCCATTTTAAACGCATCAACAACTGATGGTTTTTTATTGTATTGAACTGATATACTACCCATTTTTTACCTTTCTTTTTATTTGTTTAAGCTCAATATAATTATACAAAAAAGATATGTCAACTAAATAAATACATTAGAATTATTCTAAACTACATACTGTTGCATAATTACAACTGTTGCAAATATGACACAATCAATATTAAACCTTGTTAATGTTGCATAAATATCACACATAAAAAAAATATACTTTTTGTATTGACAGCAATATATATATGTATATGGTTTGTATATAAACAAATAAAGGAGTAAACAAAATGAGTGCAGTAAAAAAACTAGATGATTGTGAAAAACGATTGAGAAGAATGGTAGACAATATCGCAGATCAAATTAATGGCGATAAACCAATAGATCCTGAAAGCTGTCAAAGGTATCACGATTTAAGTGATGAAGAAAAAAAAGACTTTGAGCCAAGTGGATATGATTTTTTAGATGATGTCTATTCTATTAAATGGATCATAAACCAGGATAAAAGTTATAGCGGTGCTATGCTTTTGGTTGCAGGTGGAGGACCTAACATTTGGGTTAATACCGAAGATAATCAAGTTGAGGGTTATTGGGGTGGCGATAAGTATATAAAATACTTTAGTGATCAAATTGGATTAGATGACGCTTGTGAAGAAATGTATGGAGGGTACTAATGATTAAAAACATCTTAAACTTTTTAGATTATGTTTTATTCCTGGCTATGTTTTATATAGTATATCTAGGTTTAAAATATTCAGTACAAATAGAACAATTAATAATTGAATTGAAAGGGGGTGTAATATGAAGTGTTTAGATTGTGGATGTGATGAGGGTACTCTTTTAAAAGAGTTTATGGAAAACCCAGATCAAAGTTATAGTTGGCATGATTTAGCAATGATGACAGAAGTTTGTGTAAGTTGTGGAAGTGAAAATATAAAAATAGAAAGCGAGGATCAATGATAATACTAGGTAAAACTAAACACGAATGGCAACAATTAGAGCTACAATATAGACCTGAATGGATTATATTTTTAGTAGGGTTTATTCTTGGAGCTATAATATTTTAACAATAAATAGGAAGGGAAAATAAAATGAGTAGATATAAAAATATTGGAAGTTATTATTGGCAATTATTAAGAAAAGGAAAAATGTTTGATAGAGGTAAATTGCCAAAAAGATTTTATACTAGGTTTTTTAAAACAAAAAATCTTGCTTTAAGATTTGCAGCAAAAAACAAAAATAAATGGATACAAGCAACACTATTACATAACAAAAGTATGTTAGAAATAAAAGCTATCGCTACTATTGATACAAGTGGTAGATATAAAACAGAATATTTATGGGAATAATAAATAAACAATTAACACAACAACAAAATTTTGATGAGCAAGATATAACAAGTGGTTTCGTTATGAAACTTATAAAACTTACTCAACAAAATATAAGACTAGCAAAACAAACAACAAACAATGAAAGGGAAAGCTATGATAATAACCTACGACAATGTAAAAATATCATCAGTAAGAGTTGATGATACTTATTACGATTACAAAAAGAAAAAGCATATTAAATATGCTACACCAAAGATAACAAAGAAAGTTTTATTTGATGATAATTGTTATGATCTTGGAGAGTTATATTTACACATTAAAAACTGTATTGAAAGAGATCCTTACAATAAAGTAGAAGTTATTTTTGAATCTAAATTAGAATATTAATCTTTATTATCAGGTGGTATATCAGTTATATCACCTGATACATCAATCAGATCAGATTGATTATCTTCCCAAGAAATTTTAACTACTGAATCACTTTTAACATCTATTTTTTGTTTCTCTGTAAATAGACTACTAATTCTTGGTGCTAACCATTTAATATAGTTTTGTTTCTCTCTTAAAAATAAGAGTTCTTCATTGGACATTTCAGTAGTATCAGATTGAAAGATCGCTAACATCTTTTCAACAAGTGTCTTGATACCTACCTCTTGAGCTTTTAAAAACTCCTCTTTAAACTTTGGATTTAGATCCAAGTATTTGTAGAAAGACATCAAGCTGATCTTTAAGGTGTCTTTGATTACGATATGAGGTATTCCTCCATCGTAGATAGTGGCGAGAATAGTATTTTGTTCTGTATCGTTGAGACTTAGCTCGTTCTTTTTCTTGGAGGATATACTCTTTGATTTCATTTTCACTTTTATTTCGAAAGTTTTTTAAGTTTTTTAATATATTAATTTTGTTTTGTATATTGATATTATCATTCTTGTATAAACCTTTATATTTTTTAGTCTTGTTATCCCAGCTTTTTGCACCTTTATGGTATCCGCACAACATTCTTCTTGAAGTAGGGATAAATTTACCAAGACATTTACATCTCTTACCTGAGTGCTTTGCAATTGCCTCACATCTAATCTTTATTTTTGCCAATAGGATTCCCCTTATAATCTAAATTATTTCTGATATTAAAATCTCTTTTCTCTTTGTACCTTACATTAGTTTCTTTACTAATCTTCTTTAGTTCCCTTTGTATTATTCTTGGATCTACTAGATTTTTTTGACGAGCCAGTTCCTCCTTTCTTTGAATGGCTAGTTTACAATAATAGACATTCTTTGTATCCCCTATAAGGTCAGGCAGGGATAGTACGGCTAATGAATTAATTATGTTATCAAGATTACCTCTATTATCACTAATTATTTTATCAGTATTAGATAATGTATATTGTTCTTCTAATGTAGCCGTAAAACGGCTATCATAGGGTTGTTTAACGGCTATCTTAAAATTGTCATATAGCTTTTCAGCTTTAAGAAATACCTCATTAACAATATAAGTCTTACCAGATTTACCTCTAAAAGATTTAACAACATTTAA